GCGCCAATTTGGCAGAGATAAACAAGCCGACCTGATACCTGACCTGCAACTCCAAGAGCACCAGCAGCGCGTAGCCGATCGCATTGCCGGCGACGATCCCCGCCTGCTCGTCTATCACGGCTTAGGCACCGGCAAATCACTAGCCAGCATCGCCGCGGCCGAGAAAGCCAAGGCCCACGATGGCAGCGAGTATGGCGTCGTGGTACCGGCGAGTCTGCGCGGAAATTTCCAGAAAGAGATCAAGAAGTTTACACGCGGCTCGAATCCTGAAGTCATGAGTTACACGGGGCTGGGCTTGGGCAAGAAGTTTACCACGCCCCCCGACACGCTGATCATGGACGAGGCGGCAAGACTGCGAAATCCACAAGCCGCCAGCACCCGCGCGGCGATGCAGGCGGCGATGCAGGCCCGCCGGCTGCTGTTATTAACAGGCACACCGATCACGAACTCGCCCGGTGACTTAGCCAGCCTCGTGTCGATGCTCAACGATAAGTACATCACGCCCAAGGATTTCGAGGACAAGTTCGTGGGCAACAAGACGGTCCGGCCGGGTTTGTTGGGCTGGCTGCGCGGGGCCAAACCCGGCGCGGTCCCCTACGTCAAGAACGAAGATGAGTTGCGCAAATTACTGGCGGGCAAAGTCGACTACCAACCGGGCAAAACACCTGAAGGCGTGAACGTCAACGAAGAGGTCGTGCGCGTCCCGTTGTCCGACGAGCAGCAGAAGATTCAACAGGCGATTCGGACCAAGATTCCGCCCGGATTTCTCTGGAAGTTAGACCAAGAGTTTCCGCTCAGCAAAGACGAGTTATCGCGCCTCAATAGTTTTCTCACCGGCCTGCGCCAAGTCAGCCTCTCAACCCAGCCGTTCCGAGCCGACAAGGACCCGCTCAAGGCATTTGACCAGAGTTCCAAGTTGCGCACGGCGTTTGATAACTTGAAGACCAAGTTTGAGAGTGACCCGCGCAAGAAGGCCCTGATCTACTCGAACTTTATCGACGCCGGCCTGCGCCCTTATGCCGCGGCCCTTGAGCGCGCCCAGATTCCGCACGCGTTTTTTCATGGCGGCGTGAGCCCGAAAGTGCGCCAAGCCGCGGTGGACGCCTACAACGCCGGGAAACTCCGGGCGCTCTTAATTGGCCCGGCCGGCGCCGAAGGTATTTCCACCAAGGGCACGAGTTTAATTCAACTTCTGGACCCGCACTGGAATGAAGCCCGCAGCCAGCAGGCCAAAGGGCGCGGCTTACGCTTCGACAGCCACCGCGACCTGCCCGAGGAACTCAAGAGTGTCGCGGTTCAAAGATATCTGGCCCAGTCAGAAGAGCCGGGCTTCTGGGGCAAATGGCTGGGCGGCAAGAAGCGCCAGCGCACGGCGGACGAGGTGTTGGAGCGCCTGACCGCTGAGAAAGAACAGTTCAACGACACGTTCCGCAAGGTATTACAGGAGGTCGGGACCATGCCGACTAAGCAAAGTTCGTATGACACCCGGCCGTTTGCCTTTGGCACGAAGATGGCGTCCGGGCCCGGCAAAACTATGTCCGCGTTGTTAAATACTCCGGCCGGGCAGGCGTGGCAGCGGACGCAATTCCGGCAGTTGCAGAGCCAGTAAGCCTGAAAAAGCGTAAAAACTCCGGGCGACGGCACCTCCGGCTGTCGGGTATAATCGGGCTCCGCTGGCAAGGACGCCGGCACAGGGCCTTGTCACGGAGGACGTTCTATGCCCGGCGTGTTTAAAAACTATTACGCGCTGCTGCGGATGCTGAAAACGAAGTTTCCCGCGGCATTTCCAGTCTTCGTGCGGCGCGTCAAGTTATCTAAAAAACTGGACGGCCGCTGCTGGAAACACGGCAAGAAGTTTTTCATTCAGATCGACAACGAGATCGACGAGATTCGCGCCATGGACACACTGCTCCACGAGTGGGCGCACGCGCGGGCGTGGAATCATCGGCTTGACACCGCCGCCACCGACGAGGCGTTCAATAGTTTAGCCCATGACGCCGCATGGGGCGTAGCGTTTGCCGAACTGTACTCTGCTTATGAGATGCAGTTTACGCATGCCGTTCTGTGATTGCTACAATAAATAACCACACTTCACCCCTGTCACAAGTTTATTATGCACACAGCCGCCTATAACTTTGGCCGCACACTGATGCAAAAGATGGCACAAGGCCCGCAGGGGTCTCGCCCGGCGCCCGCCCTGCCGCCAAAACCGGCGCCGGCGCCAACGCCAGCACAACCGCCGGCTCCGCGTTCATTTTTTCAGGAATGGATGAATCCACCAAAGCCTGCGCGGTCATCGGGCGCGCCAACTAACTCCTCGCCGTTTCTAAACACGTTGGACCGCTGGTACAACCCGTGGACGAAACAGACCGGCAGGGAGCGCGGCGAAACTGGCTTGATGCGGGCAGGCCAAGTAGCCATGGGCACAGGCGCTGTTGCTGGTGCAGCCGCAGGTGGTTTAGCCGCAGCGCCGGCTCTTGGCGGCACGACTGCAGGCGCCACGCCGCTGTTCGGCACCACGAACGCGACTGGCGCCATGCTGCCGACGTTTTTGCCGGGCTCTGCGGCGGCTACGGCTGGGACTACGGCGGGGACAGTCGCCGCAGGGTCGCAAACACCGGCCGGACAGAATTTACTGCAGCGGGGCAGCCAGATGCTGAATCAAGCCGCGCCCGCGGCCCAAAACATGATGAACCGCGCAAATACGGCGATCAATACGTATCAAACGCGGGTGGAGCCGGCGTTCAAAAGCATTGGCTATAAACCCGAAGATTTGGCTATGGACGCCTACGCCGCGGGCACTGGAAACTTTGACAAGGTTAAAGGTCCCAGTTGGGGCTTACCGTCGATGGCGCCCAAGGGCATGGAAATGCCGATAGGCGCACCCGGTCTGCCCAAACCACTGGAGACGTGGAAACATATTTCTTCGTTAGGCGGTCCGTTGGGCCTGCCGCAGCCTGTTGCGCGCATGTTTGGGGCGAAGACCCCCGCGCCAGCGGGTGTGATGCAGATGCGGCAGTAAGTTTGTGCCGTACACGAGGCGACGATGACACCATTGCGACACATACTGCACCGGGGTTTGCATAAGTATGGCAGCACGCTGACGGGAGTACCCGGCTCGGACACGCAGCCCAGCGCCGCGGGATTAAGCGGCCCGGCGGCGCTAAGCGGCGGGCTTGGGGGTGGAAAAATGCCCGCTCCCGCAACTATGGCGCCGTCGCTGGGCGGTAACTCCGGCCCGCAACTGGGCGACACCGCCGCGGTGTCGCGGCACGCTTTTCGGCGGGGTTTTTCAGGCCGTGCCGAAGGCATGCCGTCGTTGGTTACCGGTCAAACATACAACTCCCCGGCCGAATTAATGGCAGCGAAGGAAGAAATTCCTGATTTTGATGTCATGAATACTCCGTGGGCGCCCAAGTTATCGGATGATCCACACGTTGCCATGCAGCAGGGGCAACGTGAGTATTTGCGCGAATATGGCTATCGCACCGGGCAGTCGCAGCGCCCTGCCGACCAACAAAAATGGGTAGACTCGTGGATCGCCAATAAGGGACAGATGCCGGCGCAACGGGGCGGCTTTCCAGACGGCGGCCCGCCGCAGACACCCGCTGACGCGCTGCCGACAACCGCAGGACCGGCTGGCGCCCAACCCGCACCGAATACCGGCTCGATTTTGCCTGATAACTTTGCCGGAACAGTGGGCGCGAACCAGCCGATGCCCGTCGCCCAGCCCGCGCCAGCGCAGACTGCGGAAACTGCGGGGCAAGCCGGCGCCCAAATGGACCAGCAGCGGCTTAACCAAACAATTGACCAAGAAAAAGCCACGAATCCCACGGGCGGGCCGACGCAACCGGAACTCGATCAGGCCCAACTCAGCGAAAGATTAAACGATCAAAATCGGCCGGTGCCAGAACGCCAACAAGATGCGCGGGCGTATGTGCAAAGTCTTGTTGATTCGGACCCTGAATTAAAACAGGGGCTAAACGATTTGGCAGGCGGCAAAGACACGCCGAATGCCCGCGCGTTTCAAAGCCGCATCGACGGCGCTGGCAACAATTTTGTGTCCCAAGAGTTTCAACGAATGATGGCGGAGCGGCAGGCCCAAACCGGCGCGCCACCCACCACGCAGGAACAAGGCGGGTTCTTTCAGCAGGCCATGGACGGCTGGAACAACATGTCGATGCCGATGAAGATGATGATGGGCTTAGGGCTTGGCGCGGGCGTAGTCGGTTTGATGTCGTCGCTGTTTGGCGAAGGCGGTGGCGGCATGGGCCTACTGGGCTTGCTGGGCTTGGGCGTAGCGGGGGTGGGCGGCGCGATGGGCGGCATGTTCGGTGAAGGTGCGCAGTCGGGTGTTAACAACATGCTGCTGGACGCGGGCCAAGCCATGGGCATGGTGCCGGGCAAGCAAGATTTATCTACGCTCATGGCCGACAATCCGGTCGCGGCTGCGGCAAATCAGGGCGGTGGTGGCGGGCTGATGGGCGCGGTAATGGGCGGCACGGCTGGCGCGAAGGCGCAGTTGGCCAAAGCCGAGCAGCAGCGCGGGCAGTTACAGCAGTTAGCGGGCTTGCCGGCATCACTGCGCAATTCGCTGCTCATGCGCATGGACCCCAATAATATCAAGTCTCCTGCCGACGCGGAGCGCGCGTTCGCTAACTCGCAGCAAATTCTGGGCGCGTTTGACGACCCGAATAGCGATATTGGGAAACAGTTAGCCGCCGGACGAGCGTACACAGACGGCGGCAAAACATGGTACGGCCGGGCGGGACAGGCTGTCGACGCCATCGGGCAGGCGGGCTCGGCGATGGGCGCGTTTGCGTCTGACCCGATGGGCTACGCCAACCAAGCCGGCCAAGCCACGCGCGCCGCTATTTCCGACTGGTGGACTGGCGGACAAGAGAAGCAAAACTCGTTTCACCAGCATGAACACATTGTGCGCTATCTCGTGGCGCAGTGGGCGGACGAGACGACGACCAAGCGCGCATTTAACGCCATGGACGCCAAAGAGTTACACGACTTGCAAACGTTGCAGGCGCAGAAGCCGACGTATGATTTAAAAAACACCCGGAGATTGCATGAACTGCAAAAACGAAAGATGAGCCAGCCGCCTTCCAATCAGCGCGAAAAGATTATCGTGCTGTGCCAAAAAGCCGCCCGCTGCTGGGCTGGTTATGAACCCGTGCCGGGCAAAGCCCCCTACAGCAACGACTCTTGTCGGCCCGCTGGCAGTAAAAAAAAGCCCGAAACAAAAAAGAAGTCGGCCAAATAACGGCCGGCCGCTGTTTACAGCATGCGCGCGCCGCGGTAGGCTACTTTCAGCCGCCGGAGTGAGCGTGTGAAGCGCGTCTTATTCTACTTCGAAGATAACTGGGTGTTCGGCAAGATATTCCGCGAGGCGGCTAAATATCTGTATCCCGAATACGATTGTGATCTGCTGGATTGGAGTAAAGGCTATGACGCCGAAACAGTTGCCGGGCTGCAGCAAAAGTACGATCTATTCTGCTCCACACCCGTGGGATGCTTTTTCCTGCACGACGCCTACGGCATTCCTTTACACAAGTGCTATGGTCACGCCCACAGTGACTTTGACCTCGTGGACGCCCTCCGCCGCTTTCCTAAACGATACTTCGGGGAGTTGCGCGGTTTTGGGGCCGTCAGCCCGTACATTATCGAGCGCGCCCAATTCCGCAACATTGCCCGAGAACCAGCGTGGCTGCCGGTCGGCGTGACAACGCAAAACTATCAGCGCCCAGCGCCGACGACCGTGCGGACGTTAGGGTATTTCGGCAAAATGGCCCGGGTCGACGACCACGATGATATCAAGCGCGGTTATTTAGCCAAGCGCGTGGCGGAGATGGTGCCGCTCGCACTGTACCATCGCGAGCATGTGCATTTTCTCGCCGCGGACCGCCTGTACCAGCACGTCGATCTGGTAATTTTTTGCTCCACAACTGAGGGCAATCCATACGTTGTGTTAGAAGCCGCGGCGGCGGGCTTGCCGGTGTTGGGCACGGCGGTGGGTTTATTTCCAGAACACTGCCAGCGCGGCGCTGGTATTTTACTGCCCACACCCGATGATTTGTTTACAACGCGCGCCGTAATGGCCATTCGCGCTTTACAAAACGAGCCAGCGCGGTACGATCAGATGCGGCAGGCGGCGCTTACGGCGGCCCAGTGTTATGACTGGTCCGCGGTGCTCCCGCACTGGCGACAGGAGTTCAGTGCGTGTGTGCCGCGCTGACGATGCGGTTGGCAAGGATGCCCTTAACGCGAAAGGATTCGCATGGCTACTCCGGTGCTCTTGATTCCCACGGACAACCAGATTGAGGCCGCCCGCGCCCGTGAGCAGGAGATGCGAGACACGCTCACCACCCGCAACGGTCGCGGGTATCTGCGCAACTCGATCACCGAGGGCGACGGCACGCTGGCCGGATTTGTGGGGGAAGAGTTGGTGCGCAGTTATTACAACTGGTTGGCGTCCGAGGGTGTGCCCGACGTGTTTCACTACGACGTGCTCGACCCGCTGTGGCTAGGCCGAATCGACGTCAAGACGAAGCGGTGCACGAGCGTCCCGCGGCCGGAATACAACTGCTCAATCGCGGCGAGCAACATCAAGCAGCAGTGCGATTACTACGCGTTCGTGCGGGTACTCAACGACTTGTCGCAGGCGTGGCTGCTGGGCTTCATGCCCAAGCGAGATTTTTTCTCGTCGGGCGTGGCGCAATTTTACGCGCGCGGCGATCTCGACCCCGCCAGTGATCGTGGCTGGCGGTTTCGCTGGGATTGTTATAACGTGCCTATTTCGGCGTTGATACCGCCGCCCAAACCCCACGCGGATTTTTCCCAGACGTTTTCATTTTGTCCGGCGGCGGAGCCGGATTTTACTCCCGATGTCTTTGACGATGAGGTGCGCGTATGACAGTTGACAATACCCGCTGCGATTCGGGCCCCGCAGGCCCAGCGGGGCCGACGGGCGTGCCGGCGCTGACGCTGCCCGCGTTTTTGGACGTGATGAACAGCGACCTGCAGAACGAGTGGACGCATCTGGCGTTTTATCTGTATCACGCCAGTGCGATCACCGGCCTTCACGCCGCCGAATACCGCGAGTTTTTTACCGACGCGGCCAAGGGTGAGATGCAGCACGTCCAGATGTTTCTCGACCGGCTGTACGGATTGAACTACGCCCAGCCGACACAGACCGGGCACGAGTTCTCCACGTTCACACACCCGGCCGACGCCCTGACGCACGCGATTGAATTAGAGGCCCATGTTGCGCAAAACTATGCCACGCGGCTGAAGCAGTTGGAGTATCTGGCGGATGCGTTTCCGGTGACGGCGCGCTATCTGACCGTGTTTTATGAAGATCAATTGAAAGACAGTTACGAAGACTGCGAGCGGATGCGCCGGCTCATGGCCGACGATCTGCGGCAGATACTGCGCAACACGCGGCACGATCCGGAAAAGTTTTTAGCCACGTAAAAATGCCCGGTAGCACAATGGTAGTGCACGGCACTGTTAATGCTGGGGTTGTAAGTTCGAGTCTTACCCGGGCAGTTTATTAGGGAACAGCATATGGCCACACCTGATCGGTTTGAGTTAGAGCAGAGCGTCATGGAATGCTGGCGCACGGCGGACGACCTGCAGTTGATCGCCGTGAGCGCTACAGCAGCCGACCACGACGTAGACAAACTAGCGAACGTGCTGCTCGGGCTCGCCGAGTTGCACACGCTGCGCGTCCAACGGCTGTGGGATATTTTTGAGCAACTCGTCGAGCAGGGTAACCTTGCGTGATTGTCGAAATCGGCGTCTGCGATTTTGAAACGCTTGCCGGACAAAAACCCGGCATCTTTGTCGAGCCTATTAAAACGTATTTTGATCGGCTGCCGGCAAACTGCAATAAAGAAAATGTCGCCGTCAGCAACTACGCCGGGTCTATTGATATTTACTACGTGCCGGAGCACATAATTGTCGAGCACGGGCTTGACGACTGGTTACGCGGCTGCAATTCTGTTAACAAATTGCACCCACAGCACCACCACTTGCCGCCGGAGTGGATTTGGTGCGATACCGTGCCAGTCGTGCGCATTAAATCACTGCTCGATAAGTACGCCGTGACGCATATTGATTTACTCAAAATCGACACCGAAGGTCACGACACGGTGATCCTGCACGACTTTTTGGACACATGTATGCTGCGGCCGGCCGAAATTCTTTTTGAAAGTAACGCGCTAACTCCGCGGCACTTAATTGACGAGATGCTAGACCGGTTGGCGCGGCAGAATTACCTTGTCAACGATATGGGTGACCAGTGCCAAGCGCTTGATTCTTTAGGGCTCTAGCCATGGACTCGCAAGACTTTAGTTGGTGGACGGCGCTGACTGTATTCGTGGTCTACGTCGTCTTTGATATCTTGTACGCGCTGTATGTAATCTGCGTCAGCCGGCAGCAGGCGCTCGCGGCCAGCGGAATCAGCGCGCTTCTGTACAGTTTAGGGGCATACGGCGTGATGACGTACTTGCACAATATCTGGTATCTGATTCCGCTGGCGCTCGGGGCGTTTCTCGGCACTTACATCGCCGTGAAATACATGGACTCTAGGCCGAAGGCATGACGCCCTACCGCCCCACGACGATGGCACTGGATTTCGACCGCACCTTCACCAGCGACGTCGAGTTCTGGCGCTTTTTTATTCGGCACGCCGTCAAGCGGGGGCACAAAGTGATCTGTGTCACGGGCCGGACTGACACGCCGCATTCGCGCATAGAGTTATTGCGCACCTTTGGCGAGCAGACGTACACACTGCTGACCGACTGCGTTTTTTGCAATCATTCTCCCAAACGCGACCGGACGTTGGCACTGGGCTACAAAATCGACATCTGGATCGATGACTTGCCGGAAGGCGTCGGCGCAACCGATGCGGCGGTCTTTCGCAAGTTAGAAGATATGTTTCCGGTCTGCGAGACGTTGCCGGTGTTTGGCAAAGGCTGCGTGGACCCTGTCAAAGTGTGGACACCATGACGCTTCCGTCTGAGCGCACCCGCGCGGTCATTCACGCCGTGGATTTTTTAACTCGGCTAATCAGCCCGTATAACGACGGTGGGATTAAACGCGTGCCAAAAGAGGTGCGGCAGGAAGCGTTGCGCGTGCTGCGGCATTTTCCTCGCCCCTATGACCTGTATGCCGCGGCCGAGTGCGCGCCCGAGGTGTTTGACGCGCAGGAGCTATGGCGGTACGACGCGGCGCAGCAGCACAAATGGCCGGCTAACCAAACACCCGAAACGTAAGGTATACTTACATTTTGCGTGGAGGTTATATGCCTTTTTATGATTATGCTGCTGTCATTTTTATCGGGGTTTTTGGCACTGGTTTTCTTGGCGGTTATCTTTGCGCACGCCTTGATTACCTGTATGTTCGGCTTCGGGAATGGCACGCGGGCGCCAGTCAAATTCCACAGGCAACGGGCTTTTTCGCGCAGCGCATGGCCACGACCCCGCGGCCGCCCGTCGGCACGCCGCTAGTCGCCGAAAAAATCGACATCGACACGCGCACCGTGGTCACCGAGATTAACACAGCGGGAATTCAAAAAGGGTCAGACGTCGAGATGGGCACCACGACGGCGCAGCAAGATAACATTGGCGCGTCCGTCTCGCGGTTATCGCAACTGAAAGGAAAATAACTATGGCCAAAGGTCTCGACGTCGGCACTTCGTTTATCGTGCTCGCTTCTGACAGCGAAGCGCCCGTCAGTTTTACCAGCGACGACAAGTTCGGGTATGTGAAATACACCGATTTCCGGGACGCGTTCTACGTGATTAAGCCCACGACGCCTGTCGCCACCAAGATGATTGAAAAGGGCCTGCAGGGCAAAGTATTCGTGAAAGACACCGACGGCGCGTTTATTATTCTCGGCCAAGACGCGATTGAAAAAGCGATCGAGCGCAACGAGTCGGCCAAGCGTCCCATGTACCGCGGCGTCGTCAGCCCCAAGGAAAAAGAGGCCAAGCGCGTGCTGGCATACATTCTCCAGCAGGTGTGCGGCCACGCCAGCGAGCCCGACGAAAAGTTGGTGTTTTGCATTCCGGCCCAGCCCGTCGACCAAGAAGACGACGAGTTTGACGTGGGCTATCACGAAGATGTGGTCAAGACGGTGCTGCAGGGCCAAGGGTACAGCGCCCGGGCGATCAACGAAGCAGAAGCCCTGTGCTATTCCGAGTTAGAGAACGACGATTACACCGGCGTGGCATTGTCGTGGGGCGCGGGCATGGTGAACTGCTGCGTGATGCTCAACGGCGAACCCACGGTCACGTTCTCCACCACTAAATCGGGCGACTGGATTGATCGCATGGCCGGAATCGCGACCGGCGAGCCCGACAGCGTGGTGCAGGCGGAAAAAGAGAACGGCGCGTTTGTGATTGGCGAGCAGAACGACAATCCTGTCTTGGCCGCGGTCAGCGCTTATTACGAGCGGCTGATTGACTATACGACTAAACAACTGGCTAATGCGCTGCGCGGGCACAAAGCCCTGCCCAAGTTCAAAAACCCGTTACTGATTGCCGTCGCGGGCGGGACGACACAAGCGCAAGGTTTTGTGCCGATGTTCGAGAAAAAACTGGCCGAGAACGACTTTCCGCTAGCGATCAAAGAAGTGCGGCACGCGAGTGACCCGTTGCACGCCGTGGCCCGCGGGTGTTTGATCGCCGCGAAAGTATTGTGACGCCCGGGATCGTGGACGCGCCCATCGCCGCTTGGTACGATGGGCGTTTTCGTTGATAGACACATTCTGGCGACAGGGACGTCGTATGCGCAGGCAGGCTTTCGATGGCATTATTATCTCGCATCTGGGCAACGTCACAGGCATAAACGCCGAGTTAGAAAACACGCTGGCGTACGTGCAAAAAGCGTTGAAAGACGGCTGGCACGTCTGCGTCAATGTTATTTTTCGGCACGGGCAGTTTTTACTACCTACGTTTCGCGGCTATCAAACCGTGCCGCCCGCTTTTTTATCAAAACAGCGGGTCTGGAGCCGGGCCGTTGACGCCGAAACGATTGACGCGCTCTGCAATATTAACGCGCACTGCTTTCTGCAGGCAGACAGCGCCATGACGTTAACGAGCGCGCAGTTTGTCTGGACGCCACCGCCGCACGCGCTGTCCCCGCGAGCGATTGCGTATCTGCCCGAGACCGCCGAACCGGGCTGGCTGCAAAATTATGAGCCGGCCGGTCTATGCAGCGATACACCAACGCGGTATATCTAGTAGCGGTTCTTTGACAATCCGCCGCACCAATTACCGAATGTTACTCGGTAGTTCGTATAATTGGTGTGTACCGTAAGTTGGTCGTGGTGGTCGATCGGTTAGGGTCGCTGTTGCCGCAGGGATGCGCCAACGGGGACATGGCGTCGTGGTCAGGGTTAGTCGTGAACACGGTCGGAGGTGCGGCGAATACCACACGGGGTAAATTTCTTACCCTCGAAAGTTGCCGTGAATCCTCGACTTCGGTCGAGGTCGGACTCGCGGAAGGGGATCGCGAGGGCTTACGGTACATACATTTTTGTCGTTTTGACCGGTAAATCACTCATGACCGAGGAATTATTTACGTCGCTGTCAATCTTCGCCAGCGCGTTTGGTGTTTCGGCGTTTGCCGGGCTGGCGACGCTTTTGCGTTTCGCCCGCAAACTTTCTAAACTAGCGGTAGTGAGCGCGATGCTGAACGCCGGTTTTCTGGGTTTGGCCATCGCGTTGCTGTGGTATCAAAATTACCGAAACGCCGAAAACGTGTACAGTTTGTTGGGGTTTTGCGTGCTGGCCGGCATGGGCGGCTCAACGCTAACGGATATCTTAATTTCTGTGCTGTCTGGGGCCGGAATTAAAATCATCGTTCACCACGAAAGGGACCGCGATGCAACACACGACAACGACAGCGACGACCATGGACCCGCACGTTCGTAACACGATGAGTATCATGGCGTGGGGCATGGCGGCACTATGCGCGTGGGTGCTGCTTTTAGCCGCGTACGCCCGGTCGTACGCCGCGTGTGATGCGCCCGCGCTGCCAACGTACACGACGCAGACGGCTGTCCCGCCCGGCCAGTAACTGGCGGAGCAGCCATGGACGGCTTTTCTATTCTGAACGCCCCGGTCCTCGACGCTGCGTCTGTCACGCAGACCGCTGAGTATCACGCTGGGCACGCGCTGGGGTGGCTGCATCGTGGCAATAAGCAGGCCGCAACACAACACCCGTTGTCGGGCCGATTGCATGTTGCGCAGAGCGGCTGGCTGTTGTTATCTGTCCCGAACGCATTGGTCCGCGGCGTGTATGACGCGTTGACCGCCCCCGGCACGGAACTGCCGTTGGCGGGCGCGCTGAACGTCCCCAACGTGAAGCCCGATGTGCTCAACGCGCACATTTCGGTGATGACGGCAGATGAAGTCAATAAAATCGGCGCCGACAAGATATCTGAGCGCGGCCACACGTTTCGCTACGCGTTGGGCACGCTGAAAGAAGTGCCGGTCCAGAACATCGATGGCGTCAGCAAAGTCTGGGTGATTCAAGTATCCGCGCCCGAACTGGCGACGCTGCGCAAAAGTTACGGCCTCTCGCCCTACCCCAAAGGCCACCCGTTTCATATTACGGTAGCCGTGCGGCGGAAAAGCGTGCTGCAGGAGAACTCCGTCAGCAAGTTTGACGACGCAGCCGGCCGGGGCGAATTAAAAGCCGCGGCGGACGAAACCACTACGTATGACTGTAACTGTTCCGGCAAATGCACCTGCCCGCCCACGTGTACCTGCAAACGGTACTGCTGCGCAACGAAACAAGCGGTTGATTTAACAAAACTGGCGCCCAAGTGGAGCGAACGCGACCACCTGCTGGCCGCCCTGCCGCAGCACCTGACCGACACCCAGACCGCGATTCAGACGCAGGGCAACGTTGACAAAGAGATGACAGATTTGGCGTTGATTGCGCAGGCGTGGCTCAAAAGTCAGCGACAGAAAGAACTGCTCGCTGCGCGGGTAAAGAAATTTCGGGAGACGGCGGTGTATCCCTCGCTCGCCGCGCCAAAAGTGGCGGCGGAGTTACCGTGGCGGGAACGCGTGGAGATTTTAACGCGGCATCCCAAAACCGGAAAAATATACGGCGGCACGTGGGACAGCGACAAGGCGTTTGCGGCTCCGGGCGGCGGGCTCGACCCCGGGGAAACACCGGAACAAGCCGCCGTGCGGGAACTGTTAGAGGAGACCGGCATTCAAGCCGCGAATCCGGTTCGCCTGCCGTTCGACCCCGTCGACAACACGTGGAGCGACGAATACCGGCAGCGAACCGGGCGCAACTTTGCGGGTTCGCGGACGCACTTTGTGATGGCAGATTTTGTAAAAAAATTGCGCCGCAAAAACCTCGATGCGTGGTCTGCGACCAATCGCGGTTTTTACACGCCCGCAGCAGCGCTGCAGATGATGGAGGGCAAGCAGCACATGTCGCCGCCGGTCGCGCTCGGCCGCCAGCGAGCCCTGCAGTACATTCTTGACAGCGCGGCAAATAAAACAGCCGCCGCCGACAAACTTCCCGGAGGCGAAGCCGACGGAGTGCCCGACAGTAAATTTCCACGCCCGGCCCTCGCTGAAGGAGCAGACCATGAGCGCGAACACACCGACGATGATCAAATCGCCAAAGAAATTGCCAAGGATCATTTGTCCGAAGACCCCCGCTACTACGAAAAACAAAAAGAAGTAGAAAAAGCCGCCGAGTCTCCGTGGGCGACTTTTGTCATCGCCCCGCATGAAAAGGGCTATGCCGCCACAACCCGGCCGACCGGCGATGGGAAGTTTGGGTTGCCGGGCGGAAAATTAGAGCCGGGCGAAGACCCGCTCGCCGCCGTGGCCCGAGAAGCGCGCGAGGAGGGGTGGGATGTAAGCGACCTGCACCCCGAGCCGCTGCACAAGGGCGAGGTCGACGGTAAACCGGTGTGGTGGTACCGCGCCCAAGCCGCGCAGATGTTAAATAATTTCAAAGAGAAAGGCCGCGTGGTTCCGACTGTGGCCCGGCAGCAACAACTAACGGAATTTGGCAATGATGTGGCGCTGCGCGCGTATCTAGCCGCGACCAAGAAGTCGCCCACAATTCTTGACGAGTTAAAAGCCGCGAAAACACATTCGGACGCGAAACGCTACGGGCACAAGCACGAGATTCTGCGGCGATTAATGGCGCAAGCGCCGCAGGACTGGGAAATCGACGACGACAAACCCAAGTACAAGGGGATTACCCACAAGCCCACCAAGTTTCGCTTCCACACTGCGCCGATCACAATTCCTGCCAGCGTAAAAAAAGCGACACAGAACTGGGGCGCGCCGCAGGCTGGCCAGCAAACACCAGCCCAGCAGCCGAGCATGTATTGGGGCCAGTTAAAAAACGTGTTTAACATGCGGCAGCCGTTGCGCTACGACTACAACAAGACAGTGTTTGACAACGTGCGCGACCATCTGCAGGCCGTGAAACAGCGCGGCGACTTTATGCTGCAGGCGAACCAGAATCACGAGCAATACCGCGCCGCCGTTGACCCCATGTACCGCCACGAATTGGCCCGGCGCGCGATTATGGGCGACATGCCGCAACAAAATTGGTTCGATCAGAGTGTGCAAATGTATGGCGACCACGCGTTAAACACGGTATTCGGGGCGCCAAAATGAAAAATTTATGGGACCGCCTTTCCGACCTGTTGAAAAAAAAGCCTGTGCCGCCACAGCCGCCGCGACCAGATACGGCACCAGATCGCGTACCCTATCTGCGTATCTGGGCGGTTTTGAGTAAAATAAACATGCGGGAATTGTGGCCGGCATTGTTATCAATTCCGGTGCTGCTTTTTTTTGCTATCAGCGGCGTGTTGGCGTGGGTGGTAGTAGTGTGTCGATTTCTTGTTAACCTCTGGCGGACTGTCTCGTGACCCAACTTAGCGAGTGGCAACAAGTTCCGGACCGCGTCGTGGCGTTATTGCCGCAGGCGCTAGCGGTGCAAGCCGCGTATCTCAAGTTTGCCGAGCAAGTGGGCGACATGGTGGGCTGCGTGGCGACATGGCAGCCCGAGACCGATCAGTTAACGATTTACCGCTCCAAGCCGTACCGGACCAAACTGGCCGCTGACAACGTCATTGTCCGCCCGCTCACCGAGCAGCGCGACGACCCCAATGTTATTTTTCTCAAGATGGCGGGATTGCCCTACGTCGCCTCCGGCGTTGACTTTGCGCAGCGCATGATGGGCGGCGCCACGCCGCTGACCAACGGAATTGTGTCAAGTCTGCTGCTGGGCGGCTTAGGGTACGGCGCCGGCACGCTGGCTGAGAATTTGTTTCCCGAGCGATACATTGAGCGGGGCAAGTTGCGGCGCAATTTGGGATTGTTGGGCGTTGGCGCGGGTGTCGCTATCGGCGCGAATAACGCGTACTCGCGCGGCCGGCAATTAGGGACGGGATTCTGGCGGGGGTGGTTAGGCCGCAACGAGCAGGAGTTCCCCAAGCCGCCGAATCCGTACCCCGTGCCGGAATATCACTTATCCCGGCCGACAGCGCCCCAAACGCGCGAGCGGTTTGGCAAGACACGGAACTACAACCCGGCGCCGCAAGGCGCGACGTTTGGCGCCCGGCCCGGGACTGGCACGATGGCCGCGCCGTACGACTCGCGGCACGAAAATGCCGATGGGTTTTTTAAAATGAATTACGACATCAACGCCGTGCGCGATATGAACTCGCGGAGCAACTCCGGGTTGTTTGCGCCGACGGTCTCAGTGCCGCAGTTTAATGCCGCTGCGTGGAACGACGTGCAGCGCGGCATGTACACCGGCAATCAGATGTTTACACCGCCGGCGTACGCCGCGGCCGCCACCGGGTTAATGGGCGGGTTGAGCGCCGCACAGCAGTCGCCGATCATTCGCCCTGTTGACGTGATTCGCGGCATTGCGTCCGCCGGCGTCGGTTTGGCTACGGCGAACATCGCCGGCCGAGCGCTGTCTGCGTTGGCGGGTTTAACACCGGCGGGACAAGAAAAATTACAAGATATGGGCTTGTGGGGTGGTATGATGCATGCTGTCGTTCCGTCTATATTCGGCATGCAACGTTAATTACAAAGGAGCACGCAATGGCGACGTCGAAAAAAACACAGATCAAAGAAGATTTGCGCGTGATGGGCGAACCGGTCCCTGACGCCGCACCGGAAGTAACTGTGCGTTGGCTGACGCCTGAATTTTGGACCATGGCTATCGCCGCCGCCACGAATCTGGTCACGGTCGGCGTGTTGTTGGGGTGGGTTGAGGCCACCAACGCCGAAAGTTTGATTAAAGCCCTGAGTGCGGTGCTGGCTGCTGCGCAGGTGCTGGTTGTAAACACGGCGTTAGTGTGGAAGTATCTAGCCGGCCGACAGGCTGTGCAGGCGCAACTCATCGCGGCGCAGATGCATTATCGAGAAGCGTTGGCCATCGAGCGGCTGCGCCTGCAGAAGTAACATGCGGCCAGAACAGATTGTGGGCGCGTGTGAGTCGTCGCCGGCGCTGAGCGAGTTAAAGCAGGCGTTGACCGACGAACTCTGCTTTCAGGTCGAGCACAACGTCACGCTCGACCCGTTGACAATCCTCACCATTATTTCGATTGTAATTCAAGTTATTGTTCATTGCCGGGAGACGCATGACGACGAGCAGATTGTGCAAGACATGCGCGACATTCGCACCCTGCCGCCGCGCCATTTGCTGCGCCTGCGGCGGCGGCTGACGCGACTTTGGCGCGATTGTTGCGCTGACTCTACGCAGCGGTTGGACAACCCGTTTCTTTCGGCCGTGTACAGCGTCGCCGAACAGGCCGACCCGGCGGCATTGCAGGCGTTAGTCGCACTCGCCCACGAGTAGGAGACACCCATGACACGGAAGTCAAAAGATATTTCGGACCCGAACGTCCTGACAACGCAACAGACGCTGCAGTATTTATTTAATCTTGGCTACTTTGGCGATAAGACGTGGACTGCCGTAAAGGCAATTCGCGGCAAAGAACTCGAAAAAGCCGTTCGCGCGTATCAGAAGTTTAACGGCATTGCGGTGAACGGGCACGTAAACGATGAGACCGCGCATCGGCTCAGTCGCCGCCGGTGCGGTTTGCCGGACTTTGGGTTAACGGACCCGAACGGCAAGCCATGCAAGTGGCCGATGAAAAAAATTACCTACTACCACGATCTTCGACTGCCGGGTGTGTCGCCGACGCAGGTAATCGAAGCGTACGATATCGCGTTTTCTCAATGGGCCGCGGTTTGCGACATTGAACCGACACGGGTAGAAGAAGTCGCTAAAGCCAACATTTACGCGCGCTCCGGAACGGGTAAAAAGCACCACCTCGACAGCCGCGGCGGTACGTTGGCGTGGAGCGAGTTGCCGTGCGGCGTGGCCGAAAATATTCAACTAGACCAGATGTACGACGAAGCCGAGCCGTGGACGTTCAACATGGCGATCGCGGTGATGTGTCACGAGATTGGGCACGCACTTGGGTTGGGGCACTTAAATGCTGGCAATCTGATGGCGCCATACTACGACCCAAACGTGAGCGCGCCGCAAAAGGGCGACGTGACGGAAATTGTAAAATTGTACGGCCGGAGATCGAAAAAGTATCCGGTGACTAAGGACGCCGCCGTTAAAATTGGCGGCACACTGCTAATTAACGGGCGCCCCTATGTCCTTGTACCAAAAACGTGATATATTCTGAGCAGGCTGAAGGAGCATACTATGACTACATTTCAAATTTTAGCGTCGGTAGTGTTTACCGCGTTGGTGGTGGCGGCGTACGGTAAAGAGTTGTTGGCGCTGGTGCGCAAGGCGGCCCCGAACGTCGGCGGGCCGGTTGTCGAGAAGTCGATTGCGGTCACGATTGTAGACGACTTGGTGTCTGTGACCGAGTTGCGCGACAAATTAGCGGCCGAAGGGTGCGAGCAGGGTGTTGAAGCCTGCACAGCGCTGTTACGCGTAATTGTTGAGCACATTCCGCCCGCGAAAAACGTCTGATAACCACGATCGGGAGTAATTCCAATGAAAAAGTTAGTTTGGGTGGCCGGTTTTGTGCTGGCCCTGTCGATCTTCTACCCGAACGGGATCACGTTGCCGACACGCCCTAACCCCGCGCCAGTTCCGGCGCCGGTAGACGTGCCGGTTTCGGACGCTATTGTGGCGGCGTTGCGCTCGGCTCCGGCGGCAGACAAAGCACGGGTGCGCGATGTGTATTCGGCGATGGCGACGGTGCTGCAGCGCGACAGTGGCCAACGCATAAAGACAACCGAGCAGTGGGCCGACTACCAAGCGAACACGCTGCAGTTGGCGATTGATACGCCCGGCAAGTATCCGGGTCTCGACGTGGCGATTGAGCAAGTGTTTCTCCAGCAAACCGGAACCGACGACGTGTTGCCGGCTAATCCTGAAACGCGCGCACAGTTGTTAAAAGCCTGCCAAATTGTGGCGGCGTCAGCGAAGTAGGTAACACGGTGATGTCTGCAACTGATACGAACGCGTTTGTGTTCACAGTGTTTATTCTGTTGTGGTGCCCGTTTGTCTTTTTTGTTATTATGAGCAGGTTGTTGACGCGGCGCCCAACAACGCCGCGTCTGTCTGTTTCTGAGCAAAGGAGAAAGCCTATGGCTGATGTTTTAACTTACGCTGTGTCTGCTGCTCCGGCTGTTGAAAGCGACGTGGTAGTTCGCGAACTTAGCGTAATTATTAACGGCGTAGAACAAGCGGTTGTTTCTTTTCCGGGCTACACGCTGGACTTGGGTGAAGTCGATGTGCCGCAAGATGCTGACGTGGTGTTACGGCTCGTCGATGTCGACGACGCCGGCAACCGTTCGGACCCTGCGGAAATGTATTTCACTGCGGTCGACACGTTGCCGCCGTCCGTTCCGGGCGGGTTGAATGTCTCGTTGGTCGCCGAGCGGCGCGTGGAAGATACGCCTGCTCCGGAAGTGGCTGACGATGTCACCGAAGAATAACAGTTAACACGACGGTTACGTCTCGCCGCTATTGCGGCGGGGCGTAACTTTTACAGGTGCGCGCATGGCTGAACCAGAACTGTTTTTTGAGAATGTGTACGACGTCGTCGAGGCGTACGAAAAAGGTTTTGTCGGCGTCTACAGCGACCCCGAGGCTGACGCGCAGTTGTGGGCAGATGTTCGCGCGGCCGGCGGATTTCCCGACGGGGCCATGGCTTGCCAAGCCTACGGACTTGAAAATACAGGCAAAGGCAAACTGAGTCTGCCCGTCGTAGAGATCACTACGCTGTACCCCGAATGTTTGCCGGGCGGCGCGCAGGGCCGTGGCGACTGCGTTAGTTGGTCGACCCGAAACGCGTGTCTCGGCTCACTGTGCTGCGAAGTCACCAGCGGCAAGCCGGACGAAGTAAGTGGGCGGCTGGAAGGCGCGCCGGCGGTCAGCGACACCGCGCGTTTAAACGGCGTGCTCAGCACGGAAGCGTTTTACAATTGGCGCCGCCACGGCGGCGACGGCTGGACATGTTCCGCCGCGGCCCGCGTGGCGATGAAAGAGTCGGGCTTGTGGTTGCGCAAGAAGTACGACGAAATTGGCGTCGACATGACGCAATACTCGTCGCGCAACGCCGGGCTGTATGGCTCGCGCACACCACCCGAGTCATGGCTGGCGATCGGCAAGAATCATTTAATTCGCACCGTCACCGATGTCGAAGACTACGATCAACTGCGCGACTTTTTAGCCAATGGTTACTGTATAAGTTCGTGCGGCTCAGAAGGATTTTCAAGTCAACGAAATGAACATGGTGTAAGTTCGCGGAAGGGGTCTTGGGCCCACGCGATGGCCTATCTGGGCGTAGATGATCGGGACGCTATTAAAGCCGTTTACAACGAGCCACTGGTGTTAATTCAAAATTCATGGGGTCAGTGGAATGACGGGCCGCGGCGCATTCTGGGCACGAACATTGATATCCCAGTTGGGTCGTTTTGGGCGCGCTGGTCAGATATCAAAAATCGGTCGATGATTGCGTTCTCGGGCGTCAACGGCTGGCCGCCCAAGAAACTGAAGTCATATGGCGCATTAGGCAACATTTAGCGACATATCGGTTTTTCTGTGTCGCGCGGAACGACATAACAATCTTGTGTCACTTCGCACAAACCATCAAAAAATTTAAAGGTGCGTACATGTTAGAGTGGCTGTTTCTGTTGTTGACGCCCGCCCCGGCCGCGCCACCCACGACCGACTACGTCGGCACCGTGGCCGCAGAGGCCGCCTACGCCGCTCTGATTCCGGCGGCTGAGCCTACAAAACCAAAGGTGCCGACTAAGGACTGCACTACTTGTAATGGTGCCGGTCGCGTACGCACGGGCGACGATCAAGGGTGGACGAAGTGCCCGGATTGTGAGGGTACACCGGGCGGGCAGGCTATTTCTAACTAATTGCGTATGCCGCAACAGTGGTGAAATAGGATGCCCGTTGCTGAAATTCGTATTGTCCGATATACAGGGCAGTACGGAGGCTGACGCCCAATTTATGCTACGGAAGGCAACACATGGGTGACCTGAAAAAAATTACGGGCAAGTGTTACACGTTTCGAGGTTTGAAATTTTACGCTGAAAACGGGTTTGTGTGTCTGCACGACGAAAACAGCGGTGAATTTTTTGTGCTGACCCGCCGCGAGTTTCTGCAGCGCGCGCAGGCGTTGTCGGAAGAAGCCCAGCGCATGCGCACTGCGTCCGCCCAAAATCCAGATAAAAAGTGGATTTCGGCCGACCGCATGGAGTTGGTACAGGCGATCGAAAACATGATCGCCTGTACGTACGAGGCGAAAGAACAGGGCGACCGCACCGACCCCAAGGTCGATGAGTGGTTTTTGCGGCACCGCCCGCGGCGTAAAAGTCGGATTTCACTCGCGAGTTCGGCAGATTTTACAACTGGATTGCCGGGCACATTACCGCTGGGGCGGGACACTGGAAAACATGTGGCCCCAGACTTTACAATGGGAGACGCCGCTAGTGCGCCCAAAAAGTTAATTTTGCCCGGAGAGTGATATGCCCTCACCGTCCGACGTTGACCGTCTCGCATTTAAACAAGCGTTTTTATCGCGCTGCCGTTCTGCGGGCATGGCAGACGCCGATATTTTGGCGTTTGTTAAATCTGCTGGCAAAAACGATCCGACGTGGGGTACGTTTGCGAGCGAGTTAGGGCGTGTTTTAAACCCGTGGGGCGCGTCTGGTCCAAAAGGCACAAACTATTTAGACACGACTGACAAGTGGTATAACCCGTGGACGAAAGATACGTCGCCAATGTCTAAGGGCGAGGCTCCGTTAATGTGGGCCGGCCGCGGTTTTATGGGTACGGGCGCCGCGGCTGGTGCCGCCGCTGCGGCGCTCGGCGCGGCCCCCGTCGCGACTGCCGGCGCGGGTGCAATGCCCTTGTTCGGTACGGCGAACGCCACCGGCGCCATGCTGCCGACAGTCAGTGCTGCAGGTTCGGCGCTCGCAGGCGCCGGTGCCGCCGGCGCTCGCACGCTGCTGGGCGCGGGCGGCCGGGCGCTCAGTTACGGGAGACTTTTAGGCGGCAACGCACTTAATTGGGGCGGCCGTTTGGCATTATTAGATTTGGCCCGTCGTGGGTTGGTAGCAGGCGCCGCTCCGCTCGCTAGGCCCGAAGTTGCAGGCGCGCTGCTGTTGGGTGCGCCTATTGCAGGCGGCTTAGCCCTTGGCGGTTTAGGCGGATACGCCGCCGCGAAGGCGCAGGAGCCCGAAGAGAACGAAGAAGATATCAAAGCACGCGAAATAGAGACCGCGTACAAAGTTCAAGCCCAGCGCCTTAAAGCCCGCCGCGCCTACGAGCAGTATCGGCAATCGCGCAAAACCGCCGCCGATAAAACAGCGTCATGGACCGGGCTTAGCGGCGCGCTCTTGTTGGGCGCGCCGATTGCTGGCGGGCTGGCTCTCGGCGGCATGGGTGGCTATGCCGCCGCTAAGGCGACGGAACCGGAAGAGAACGAAGAAGATATCAAAGCCCGCGAGATTGAGCGGGCGTATCAAGCGCAGGCCAACCGGATTAAATCCCGCCGCGCGTACGAGCAGTATCGAAAAAGTCGCGGCTTATAGGAGATATTGTGGGTACACGGAAGTACTTTACTGAAGTGGCCGGGCCGCAGCACGGCGGCCATAAATTGCACTGGCCGGGAACACCGGAAGGCTTTCCCGTGTTGGCGCAGCCCGGCGTGCAGCCCAACCTAAAACAAGACGAACTCGAAAATATTGACTTTCGCCTCGATTTTAAATCGCGGTTGTTTGAGTTGTGGGACGAGACGCAAAAAGCGGAATTTGACGACATCAACGATAAAATAGTGAACGGCTGGTACATGCTGCAAAAGAGGTCCGACCACTGGGACGACGAACATAAACATTACCGCGTGTGGTTGGAATGGTGTCAGGTGTACGGCATGATTCCGCCGAAAAACTAATGGTGTTTTAATGCAAACGACAAAACAAAGCGCCGCAGGCGACTGGAACCCCTTTGCCACGCCGACCGGGTCCTCGACCTACAATGATCCGGCGCTGGCTGAAAAGAACTACCGCGAATTCGCCAAACATCTTGGCGGCGCTACGGCGGCCGGAATTGGCATCGGCATCGGCGCCGGCGGCCTGTACCAACTAGCGAAGTATTTGCGTGGCCGCGCGCGGCAAGCCACGGCGAAGCCCCCGCTTGAATCGCTGGTCAACGCCCCGTTACTTCCCAATACGGCTGAACAAGACAAGGTGGCTTTTGACAGCAATATGGTGCTGCTGCCCGCGCTTGGCGCAGGCGCCGGCGCCCTGATTGGCGCGACGCGCCAGAAAGCCAAGGGGCAGCGATTGCGGGCGGCTTTAAGCGGGGCGGCGGTGGGTGGGGCCGGCGGCCTTGCGGGCGCGGCGTTGACCTCGGCGCCCGTCATGAATGCTGTTTCCAAGGGACTTGGCGGTGCGAAATGGATGTATTTTAATCCGTTGTTTGCCTCAACTTACTTGTTAGGCGGCGGCGGGACAGGCGTTCCGGCGAAAGACCCACCGCACCAAGCCGCAATGGGGCTGGCGGGCGCGCTACTCCCGGCAGCGGGCGTGTACGGCGGGTTAAAAATGGTGAACACGTTAGCCAAGTCTGACAATTCTCAAGCGAACCGTGACGCCATAACAAACGCGCGCGACGAGTATTTTTCGGCGCTGACCGGAAATGACACGAAAAAGAAAAAGCCCGAAACAGACGAGAAGACCGCGGCGGCTCTCGACGTTGCGCTGGACGAATTGTTTGCGCAAACGAAAAAAGCACGACAAGAAAAACGCGCTATCCCAAAGTGGTTAGCCAATCTAGGCAACAATATTAAAGATTACGGGTACGCAGGTTTTCGGAATACTAGCGCCATGGGGCTTGGTTTAATGGGCATCGGCGCGCTCGGCGCGGGCGCGATTGGCGCGCGGCACATGTACAAAGCAACAAAAGCCGAATCAGAAGCGCGCGCCTTGGCGCGAGCCCGTGCTGCCCGCGAGCGCATGCGCGGTCTCGACGCGCCGTGGATCGACCCGATAGAACTTGCTGAAATTAAACGCATGGCGGCCGGCGGGGCCGGCATGTAATTACTATGGCTGAGCCGTTTTTTCCTCCTTCGCCCGGCTTGCCGCCAGCGGCGCCGATCGGCGCCATGGCGCCGCAACAGCCGCAACAGCCGCAGCAGTCGTTTCGGGCGTTTGGCGACGTTCCTGCGTTGCGCCAAAGTATTTTTGATCAGGCTTTGAAGAGCGCGTCAGGCATTGAGCCGATTAAAAACGACTTGTATACGCTGCAACTATCGGGCGTGCAGTATGCCGGCCCGGAGCGGTTTGCCCGCAAAGACCAAAAGCGGGCAGTGCTTACCCGCAACTCGCTAACCCGCAAGATGGTCGGCACGTGGACGCTGGTTGATAACAAAACCAGCGCCCCTGTGGCGAGTCGTACCGCCACAATTGCCAACGTGCCGTATCTGACCGATTCCGGCACATTCGTCAACAAAGGCGTCGAGTACACACTGGCGCACCAACTGCGGTTGCGACCCGGCGTGTTCACCCGCGAGAAAGACAACGGCGAACTGGAATCGCACGTCAACACGCTGCCGGGTAAAGGCCGTTCGCACCGGTACTACCTCGACCCCGAAACCGGTGTGTTCAAGATTCAAATCGGGCAGGCGCAGATTCCGTTGATGCCGCTGTTGAAAACACTGGGTGTGCCCGAAAAGCAGATTCGCGACGCGTGGGGCAACGAAATCACCGCCGCGAACATGCAGCAGGGCGACGCCGGTACGCTCGATAAGTTGTACCAGCGGTTGGCGTATAAAGCAGACCCCCAAGCCGACCAGATTGCCAAAATCAAAGCGATTGCAGACGAATTTAATAAAACCGAACTCGACGAAGAAGTGACCAAGCGCACGCTCGGCAAGCCGTACAAGACGCTTACCCCCGACGCGATTCTCGACATCACTAAAAAACTACTGGCCGTCAATCGCAAAGAAGCCGAAAGCGACGACCGCGACAGCATGACCTTCCAGCAGGTGTTTGGCCCCGAAGACTTGTTGGCAGAGCGATTTGTAAAAGACAAGTCCGCGCTGCGACAATTACTTTGGAAAGCCACCGCTAAAAAGTCGCTCGACCACATTCCGTCGGGTGTGTTCAACAAAGGTATTTCTGCGGCGTTGATTCAGTCCGGGTTGGGGTCGAGTTTAGAAGAGATTAACCCCGCCGAAATTTTTGATCACCAAACGCGCGTCACCCGGCTCGGGGAAGGCGGCATCGGTTCGCTTGACGCCGTCCCTGCCGAGTCGCGCAGCGTGCAGCCAAGCCATTTTGGTTTTATTGACTACCTGCGCACGCCAGAGTCGGGCAAGGTAGGTGTCGACATGCGGTTTGCGGCTGGCGCGCGCAAGTCTGGCACCAACATGAAGACGTTTGTGGTGCCCGTCCGCAACGCCCAAACAGGTGAGACAGAATACAAAACGCCGCAGGAACTAGCCGACACGCCATTGATGTTTCCGGGCGAAGATAAGTCTGATTTGCCGATGGTCGCTGCGCTCGTGAACGGCAAAATTAAGTATGTGCCGAAAAAAGACGCGACGTACACTGTCCCCAACATGGACAACACGTTCTCGACGCTTACCAACATGGTGCCGATGAAGTCGATGGTAAAAGGTCAGCGTGTCATCATGGGTAGCCGCATGTTTACACAAGCGCTGCCGCTGGAAAACGCTGAATCGCCGTTTGTGCAGTCTGAAAAGGCGGATATGCCCGGCGTGTCGCACGAAGACGAAATGGGCGAGAAGATGGGCGCAATTAAAGCCCAAGTTGGCGGGCAGGTGTTGTCAGTCACGCCGGACGAGATGGTGATCCGCGACAAAGACGGCAACAAGCACACGGTTGACTTGTATAACGACATGCCCTTCAACCGCAAGACGTTTTGGACGCAGACGCCGACCGTCAAACCCGGTGACGTGGTGAAACCCGGTCAACTGGTCGCTACGTCTAACTTTACAGACAAAAACGGTTCCGCGGCGTTGGGTTTAAACCTGCGCGTCGGTTACACACCGTTCCGCGGCCGCAACTATGAAGACGCTGTGGTGATCTCGGAGTCGGCGGCCAAGCGACTTACCAGCCAACACATGTATCAGAATGAGGCCGAATGGGACGACAACACCCACGTCGGAAAAAAGTCGTTCGTCAGCCTGTTTCCCAGCGAGTACGACAAGAAGATGCTGGAGAACTTTGATGACGAGGGCGCGATTAAAAAGGGCACCATCGTCAACTACGGCGACCCGCTTGTGCTCGTTGCAAAAAAGAAGGAACAGGTGTACGGCAAGGTGCATCGCGGCCGTGGTGGTAACTTTTCAAACGAGACACTGACGTGGGACCATCATTCGCCCGGCGTAGTCACCGACGTCGAGCACACGAAAAAAGGCGTGAGCGTGGTGGTCAAGTCGCAGGCCCAAATGGAGGTCGGCGATAAGTTGACGGGCCGCTTCGGCGACAAGGGTGTGGTGTCCGAGATTGTGCCGGATCACCAAATGCCGCAAGACGCGCAGGGTCGCCCGCTTGAGGTGCTGGTAAGCCCGCTCGGGCTGTTAAATCGTGTGAACCCGGCGCAGGTGATCGAGGCTGCGTTGGGCAAAATCGCCGAAAAGACGGGCAAGCCGTTCAAGATCAAGGATTTCGACGACCAAAAAGATTTGGTTGAGTACGCCATGCAGGAATTGGCAAAACACAACCTGTCCGACACCGAAGACCTCGTCGACCCTGAAACCGGCCGCAAAATCAAAGGCGTGCTGACGGGCAATCGCTTTTTTATGAAGTTGCACCACACGGCTGAGAGCAAGGGGCAGAGCCGGGCGACAGGTGGATACAGCGTGGAGGGTGCGCCAGCCAAGGGCGGCGAGACGGGCGCCAAACGCGTCGGGATGTTGGAGGTGGGCGCGCTCTTGTCGCACGGGGCTGGCAAAGTCATCAGAGACGCCAAGATGGTGCGTGGGCAGGCCAACCCCGAATACTGGACGCAGTTTATGGCGGGCTATGATCCGCCGCTGCCGCGCGTACCGCACGTGTACGAGAAGTTTGTCGGGCAGTTGCGCGCGTCTGGGGTGAACGCCGTGCGCACCGGCAGTAAGACGCACATCATGGCCCTGACCGACAAGGACATCGACGAACTGGCTGGCGACCGCGAGATTACAAGCACCGAGACGGTCGACTGGAAAGGCAACATGAAGCCCATTAAAAACGGGCTGTTCGACGAGATGTTAACCGGTGGCCACACCGGCAATCGATGGGCCAAGGTCACACTGCACGAACCCATGCCCAACCCCGTCATGGAGGAGCCGATCCGCCGCGTGCTCGGGTTAACAGAGAAACAATTTCGGGCAGTGCTGGGCGGGCAGGAGAAACTGGGCGATGCGACGGGACCGGCGGCGATTCGCGACGCGTTGGCCAAGATCAACCTCCCGCGGGCGATTGAACAGGCCCGAGAAGATATCAAGTCTGGTCGAAAAACACTGCGCGACGCGGCTGTCCGCCGGCTGGGATTTTTAAAGGGTGCGGAAGCCACCGGCCTCCAGCCGAAAGACTGGATGCTCAATAAAATGCCCGTTCTCCCCCCGATGTTTCGCCCCGTGTCGACGATGGGCGCCAAAAAATTGCCGCTCGTAGACGACGCAAATTATCTGTACAAAGAACTGATTGATTCGAATAACGTGCTGAAAGAGTCGGCCAGCCTGCTTTCCGACGTTAGCGGCGAGCGATTGTCTTTGTACGACTCTATGAAGGCGGTAACCGGGCTGGGCGATCCGCAGCAGCCCAAAAACGTGGAACGCAATGTGCGCGGCTTTTTGTCAAAGATTTTTGGCGATAGCCCGAAGTTTGGCGTCATGCAGCGCAAACTGTTGTCGAGCACGGTCGATTTGGTAGGCCGCGCTGTGATTACACCCAATCCCGACCTCGACATGGACGAGGTAGCGCTTCCCGAAGAAAAAGCGTGGGAGGTGTACAAGCCGTTTGTTGTCCGGGCGCTGGTCCGCCGCGGCTTACCCCGCATGAACGCCCTGCAGGCAGTCGAAGAGAAAAACAAAGCAGCGTTTGACGAGTTAAACCGGCAAATGCAAGCCAAGCCTATTGTTATCAATCGGGCGCCGGTATTGCACCGGTATGGCGTGATGGCGTTTAAACCGCGGCTGACCAAAAACAAGGTAATGGAAGTCAATCCGGTCATTACCAAGGGTTTTGGCGCCGACTTCGACGGGGACGCAATGCAATATCACGTCCCCAGCACGGAAGACGCCGCCAAAGAAGCCTACGAAAAGATGCTGCCGAGTAAAAATTTGTTTGCGGCGTCAAATTTTAAAGCCCATTATGTGCCAAACAAAGATTACCAGAGTGGTGTATACTTAGCATCTAGTAAAATGAATCCTCGCGCCAAACCGCGAGTATACAGAAGTAAAAAAGACGCGGTGGCTGCGTATCGCCGCGGCGACATCGATATTGACACGCCGGTACATATCGTTGAAGACAAAAATTGATCGGAACCACGGAGGGGTAGCATGGACGCAGTCAATCCAGAGTTGTTAGCGCTCGCCAAGCGGGTGGTATTTGAAAAATCGGCGGTCGTGCCTCCGGGCGGCGGCGCGCCTCCAATGGACCCGGCTGCGATGGGTGGCGCGCCCCCGATGGACCCCGCCATGATGGGCGGCGCTCCCCCGATGGACCCGGCCGCGATGGGCGGCGCCGCTCCTCCGGGCATGATGGACCCCTCGATGATGGGCGCACTCCCGCCGGCGATGCCGCAGGCCGCCCCCGCGGCTCCCGGCGCGAACGGACAGCAAAAGTTGAAGCCCGAGCAGATGATGCAGATGCTTGATTACCGGCTGTATAACATGCAGCAACAATTGACTGCGATTATGAACGCCATGGGCGTGCAGGTTGCGCCCGAGTCGCTGGTGTTACCGCCGGGAACTACAGGCGCCCCACCGGCTGAGTCTGCATTGCCGGGTGGTCCGATGGCCCCGCCTCCGCCTGCCGCACCTCCGGGTGGCGCCCCCGCGGGGCCGATGCCTCCGGGCGGCCCGATGCCTCCGGGCGGGCCGCTGCCTCCGGGTGCGCCGCCGCCGGAAGCCGGCAAGATGGCAAGTTGGGCCAGCGCGCTGCAGGCGTCGCGCGGCGCGCTGCACGCAAAGGCCGCCGCGCTGAGCGCTCTGCAGCGGAGTTTAAACGAGTATGCTCGTTAAGACGCAGCATAATTTGCAGGCCAAAGAAACCGCGGCGCACGGGGTTGTCATTGAAGACGACCTCAGCAACCCGATTTTTGTCGCGGTGCATTTGGCTGACGGCATCATGTATTCAGCAGTTGGAGACGTAGACTTTAAAGACGCGCTGGCGCTGGCCGGCGTACCTAACGCACCAATTGTGCGCGAAATTCCACCATTAAAAAAGTAACGCGCCGTGCTAAAAACCACTCTCGGGCAGTTAATGCTCAATGAAGCGTTGCCGGACGACATGCGCGACTACGAGCGCGTGTTGGACAAAAAAGGTATGAGCACGTTGGCTACCGAACTGGCCAAGCGCCACCCCGACAAATACCGCGACGCGATGAAAAAAATTCACGACGTTGCCCGCGAGGCGGCGTATACCACCGGCGGCTTCTCTATGGGGTTGCGGCACATCAAGCCGACACTAGCGAGCCAACACGCGCAGGTAAAAGTAAAAAAACAACTTCGGCAAATTTTGGCGGACACTAATCTGTCAGACAAAGAGCGCGAATTAAAAATTTTGCAGTTAGCGTCAAACACGCAACAAAAACTAGTCGAAGACGTGTTTAACGAAGCAAAAGAGGCGAACAACCCGTTAGCGTATCAGTTTATTTCAGGCGCGACTGGCAACAAGTTTGTGCTGAATTCGCTATTGGGTGCTGATCTGCAATATGTAGACCACCGCGACCACCCAATTCCTTTACCGGTCGTGCACAGTTACAGCCGCGGACTTACGCCCGCCGAATATTTTGCGGCGTCGTTCGGCACGCGTAAAGGCGTTATTGACGTCAAAACCGCCACAGCCGACGCCGGGTTTTACGGTAAGCAACTGACGCAGATGGCTCACCGGTTGCTCGTCACGGCCGATGATGAAGAAGACGAGGAGCGGCTGAAGGCGGCTGTTAATCGCGGCCTGCCGGCCGACGTCGATGATCCCGATAACGAGGGTGCGCTATTGGCCCGCGACGTAGGCGCGTACAAGCGCAATACGGTTTTAACGCCCAAGATTCTCAAAGACATTAAAGCGGCCGGCTTCAAAGATATCTTGGTGCGCAGTCCGCTCGTCGGCGGTCCGGAAGACGGCGGCGTGTACGCGAAAGACGTGGGCTACCGAGAAAAAAGCCGATTACCACCTGTAGGCGATTACGTAGGTGTTGCGGCGGCGCAGGCCCTGTCAGAGCCGGTGTCACAGTCGCAGTTGTCATCGAAGCACTCTGGCGGTGTCGGCGGCGCAAAATCAATCTCTGGCTTTAAAGCGATCAACGCGTTGGTGCAGGTGCCAAAAAAGTATCCCGACGGCGCGGCCCACGCCCAGCGCGACGGCACCGTGCAGGAAATTCGGCCCGCGGCACAAGGCGGTTTTTATGTCACCGTTGACGGCGAAGAGCACTACGTCCCAGCCGACCGCGAGTTGGCAGTAAAAAAAGGCGACACGCTCGAAGCCGGAGACGTGCTGTCCGACGGCATGCCAAACCCCGCAGAAGTAGTTCGACACAAAGGCGTTGGCGAGGGGCGGCGATATTTTGTGCAGGCAATGCGCCAAGTGTTAGGCAACTCGGGAATCACTGGCAACCGCCGGAACATTGAATTGGTGGCTCGTGGATTAATCAATCACGTACGCCTCACCGACGAATACGGCGACTATGTTCCCGACGAGGTTGTGCCCTACTCTGCGCTAGAGCGGTCATGGCGGCCCCGAGAGGGTGCCGTGGCAGGCAATCCTGAAACGCTCACGAATCATTATTTAGAAGAGCCAACACTGCATTATTCCATCGGCACGAAACTTACCAAAAGCGTACTGGCAAATTTAAAAAAGTATGGCATTAACAATGTGCAAGCCCACCGCGAACCACCGCCGTTTCAACCAGAGATGGTGCGCGGCATGGCAAACATCTCGAATGATCAGGATTGGATGACGCGAATGCTCGGGTCATATCAATCTCGCGGCTTCCTCGACAGCGTGCACCGCGCGCGAAAAAGCGACGAGGCCGGCAGTAGTTATGTGCCGTCACTAGCCCGCGGCGAACAATTTGGCGCCACAAGTTCAACAAACCCGACCAGCGGCTGGAAACCAGAATCTACGCCAGTTTCGCCGTCGTTTAGCCGGCCGTCGCCAAGTATACTAGGCTCTCCGCCCAAAACTCTGTAAATTAGTACGTGTATTGCCTGAAAACGCCGCAGGGAGGTGGCTCTGTGTATAACAAAAAGTCAAAAGAAGCGTCGTGGAAGCACTGGCTGGGTGTAGTGCGCGGCTATGACCGCACGCAGACCAAAATCGCCGAAATTGGCGGCCGGGGCGACGACGTAGCCTTTGAACAGGCGTTTAGCAATCTTGCGCACGCATACCTGCGCGATTCAGCACCCAAACTGTTGGATCACGAGATCGGGTTTCAGTTGCTGGACCGCAATCGCGAAAATACCAAAGCGGTTGGCGTTTTCGCGTTCAAACTCGGATCGATGTGGCTGTACGCACCTGTGTTCTTTTTAAACGGCGACTTGAAGGGCCACGAACTCCTGTACATCAAAAATCAGGATATGTTCGTGCCGCTCAAGGAAAACTGGGTCAATTATCTTGTTAACCGCAAGCCCAGCATTCTTGGCAGCGGAATCGACAAGAACTTAACGCAGTTTGGCCAGCGGCAGCCCGACTTTACACAGTTGTCCCGCTCGCCGGCTAAGTTCGGCTCGGCTCAGCCCACGTTAAAAGAAATGATGACGGCCGTGATGCCGACGTTGGCTAAGACCGCGACGATGAACACCGCCGCCGCCATGGCTGATATGGGCCGTACACTCGATCTGGCAAAGTTTGTCAAAGAAGCACGGCTTGAAACGATTAATGTGCTGGTCAACACGTTCAAGTACGCGCCCGCATTAGCCCAAGCGTTTGACGAGTTTCACGGGCTGGGCGTTGTCAAAGAAGCGGTTGCGTTGGCTAAGGCTCGCAGCACAACTTCGAAAGTTGCCAGCGTTCTGGGCGACGCGCCGGACAAGCCGGCTGCGCAGGCGACGCTGACGGTAATCACCTATGACGCCACCGTGCAAAAGGGTTTGCCGGCCGGCCACACCGAAGAAGACCAAGAAAAGTTGCTGCGCGACGGCGTGTTGATCAAAGACGAGCGCGGCGACGACGCCGTGTCCGTACCGTATCACATCCAAGTCGAAAAGAAGTTATTTAACCCCACGCAAAGCGGCTTGTACCACGTACTGGTAAAGCCCGGCAACACGGAAAAGTGCTACGTCGCTGTGTACCCAATGGGCGCCAGCAAGCGCGCAGACTTTGTGACTGTAGTTCGCGTCGACGGCAAGCCCGAGTGGATTAACACGCGCGCGGATCAGGTATTCTGTCTAAGCCGCGTCGAGGGTGACGATTTTGATAACTGGTACAAGGGCCTGCCGGAGGCTAACAGCGTCGCAAAGAACGGGCGCTACATGCTCATCCACAAAAACGGTGACACCACGGTTCCGTTTCGCGTGCTCCGCGAATACGGTGACACTGAGTTTGGCGGGCAGGCATACGAAGTGCACATGGAAGACTACTCCAAGTTTCCGCCCAAGGGTCACATCTCGCCCTGCTGCTACACCGACCCGTTAAACTACGACAAGTACCGTGACGGCGTTCGCGTCCACCTAAACGGCAAAGGTGGTTCAAAACTTCGGAGCAGCATGGGTGACATTTTTGTGCCCGAAGGCTATAAGTTATTAAAGTGCGCTCTGGGCGAAGATGATGTACCTAACGCTGACGATCAAAATGCGTGCGGCTGCGGCGAGAGCGACAATCCGCCGCTGATGCCCGGCAATCTCGCAGACGCGCAGTTGTCGCTGATGCAAAAACTGGGCAGCCTGACGGTGTATCACAACGGCACGGCGGTCGAAATTCACAGCGACAAAAAGCAACTGATTGAAAAAGAGTTGTCGGAGAAGCAGGCGCTGGTGTCGCTGGTGCAAAAACACGGGTTGCGAGAAAAAGCCGCTCGCGACGTGCTGGCTAACGCCCGCCGGCAACGCAAGTTTGCCTGCCGCGTGAAATATGCCAATCCGTACGGGCCCCCGATGATGGTGCAGGGCGCCCCGAGCGCTCCGGCTGATCCGGGGCCGGTCATGGGTGGCGAAAGCATTATGGGCACCAGCGTGCCGACGCAATTGGGTATTGACGTCGGCGTGCCGGTTTCAGGCATGGCGGCCAGCCAGACTGACCGCAGCGTGTACAACCCCAACACGCAACTCGATCAAAAAGCGATTCAGAATGTGTTGCAAGCCGCGGAAACCGGTCAGCGCGAAGTGTTCGACACCGCGATGATTGGGTCGATGTTGCGCGCGGTGCGTGATGACGGTTTGGTCGACCGTTACATGGGTGAGTTGACCAAGGGGCTCGACAAACTCGGACGCATTTTATTTATGTTTTACTGGCACGGCGACCGTTTTGCCGACCGTTACGGCAAGGCCGACATGCCGGAACTGGAAGATTCGTTGCGCAACGCGTTTGAAATGTTGGGCGACGTCATCCTCTTCCTCAAGCAAAAGACAATTGAACCGTATCCGGAAGAGGAAGCGCAAGACGTTGATCTCACTGCTGCCGCTGGGGCCTCGTAATAGGTGAAAATATGGCAAGTACGATTTGGTCGGGAACAATATCTTTCGCGGCTGTTAGCGGTCAAGAAACCGTAATCCCGGTGCCCGCACCGCACCGCGGTATTTTGCGCGGCTATGCGCTTGTGCAGACAACTGGCGCCGACAACAAGTTCGACGCCGACTTGTACTCTAGCAACCAAGAAACAGAGCCGAACGCGTCACTGCCGGCTGAGGCATTTCACGTGTTAAGCCTCGCCGATTTCGCCGACGTAGTCGTTGACCCTGACGTTGTGGCAATCGCTGAAAATACTGACGTCAACGTGGCGTACTTAAACCGCGACGGGACACCGTCTGTGCCGAAGCGTTATTTATATCTGTGGATTAAACCAAACGGCGCAGGAAGCAAAAATTTTGTGCTGACGGTCACTATCGAAACGCCGATGCTGCGCTGATTCCAGTTTTATTTTTTGCACTCAGCGAGGTATCCGCATGAGCGTTTCTAGCAATCTAAAAACAAAGCCCTCGTGGCTCGATACGTTTCCCGGCGGAGTATCTTTCGGGTTTGACGCCACCGGTATGTGGTTCTCCGGCGATACGTCCAACGCGCCGTACCAAATCCGCACGAACTACGACATCGGCAGCGACGAGACTGTCGTAGTTATTTATACGTTTGTGCACGCAGCCGTAGATGGCAACTGCCCCGACCAAGGCATTTGTTTTTTCAAAGCCGACGTCGAGCCGTATTGGAGTTGGCACGACGACGCGTCTCGTATTGCAGTCCAGTACAACTGCGGCGAGCCAGAAATCGAAGGGCAAGAAGAAAACAATGTTGGGTCGCAATACGAACTCATAATTGGCCACACGTACACAGCGCGCGTGACGTATAACCCAGTCGCAGAAACCATTACACACGAATTGTTTCACGGCAATAACGTAAACGCCACGCTTGTCGACACGATTACGCTTACCAACGAGCGGTTGCCCGCTGGTGCGTACCGCATCGGTTTCAACGCCGACCTCGACACTGAAAGTAACGAAAAAAGTTATTTCACTTATTTGGAAATCAGCGATGGGCCGATTGAGGCCGTTACGCGCGTATTCAGGGCCATGCACTTTCCGCATCGCCGCCGCGAGGTTGTCAGCGCCGAAGACCCGACGCCAATCAACGTGCAGCCGGGCGAAATGCTGTACGACGCAGAAGAAAACAAACTGTATGCCGGGCTTGAAGACACGACCACGGTAGAGATCAGCAGCGGTGGCGGCAGTGGCGGCAACCCGTTCGATCAAGACCTCAACACGATCGACAACGTGACATTCAACAACGTCACGCTTACGTCTTCGGTTGTTGTGAGTGGCATCACCAATTCTGGCGAGGGTTATATCAGTCCGGTCCCGGCGTGGGGCGGGCCGGGCGGAACTCAGTGGTCAGACATGAACGGCACGTATATGCGGACCGCTGTTGCCGTCCGGCCAACCGGCTGGTCGAACGACGGTATGCACACACCTGAACCCGGTACGCACAACTACTACTTGGTGCAAAACGACGAATTATTAAACGGCGTCGCATTTTTTCTCGCACCGGGCAACCGAACTGGCTGGGGCACCGATCCGAACGACGATGGCGCGACAGACCCGCCGGTGAATTACTGGCGGCTCTGCTCCGGCGCGGATTGGCCGCGAACATACTTCACTAACCCTTCCAGCAACCCGTACGTATTTCCTACAACGGGATGGGTTCCGGTCAGCGCGGATGCGCCGAACGGAAACGAAGGACAAGGCGTTAACGGCGCAGACTACCTGCCTAATTACGGCGGCGGGTTCACCGTTGCCTCGGGTGGCGGCACGGCCCAGATCAGCGGCATCGGCATGATGCTGCCTAACAACTCGCAATTCGTTGTTGGTTCGTTCGGTAACGACACCGGCGGTCTAAACGGGCTGTCGCTTATCTGTGCCGTTGGGTACGAATTAAACTGGCAGGGCGGCCGTATTAAGAGCGTTTATGGCGGCCAGACGCGAACGATCTACTGTGACTCGCCGTTTCATGTATCTGACGGCGCAGACACGACTGCAATATCTGGCGGCGGCGTGACGTTTACGGATGAAACGTTCCAGCGTTCGGCGGGGATCACAAGCGTAGTGGATGGCGTCAACGGTGCGACCCGGATCACGAACTGCATGGCGATCTCGCAGGCCGACTACGACGCGCTGTCAACCAAAGACTCTGCGACGCTGTACATCATTAACGGGTAACTGCAATGCCCGCAACAGTAAACAGCCACATAAATCTGAGCGCCGCCAACATCACAGCGCTCAAAGTCGGCAACACCGATGTTTCACGGGCGTTCTTGGGCACTACCGAAGTATTTGGTCCTGCGTTCGGCAGTTCCGGTTTTCAGTGGATGACGATCAATGACGTAACGTCAACTACAGCGTCTGGAATCGGGCAGAACAACATCACAGTCGCGATTACCCAGAGTGGCGGTGGAATGTTTGAGCACAGCGGCATGTATGCAGCCCAAATTTTTCCGCCGGAATACGGCGTACCGCCCAGCGGCAAACAAATTGCAAACACGCAGGCCGGTGTATTTACCGCGGTGTTTAGCCAACCTATCACAGACGCCTTGGTTGCGTTTGCCAGCGTCGGTAATCCCAGTACTACTGTGCCAGTGCTTGTGTTTGATGAAAACGGCGCACCAAAACCGTTTACGCCTATTTGGGCGTTAACCAGCGAGCCGTGGTCGCAAACAACGTATCTAAATCAGGTAAGCCCTACGCAGTACACTCAGTTTACAGGGGCAGAAGGTTTCAACATCATTCGCATCGACGGGATAATGAGTAGCGTAAAATTCCACTACACGGTTCCCGAATATTACTGCACGCTTTGTTTTGGGTTTGTGGATCAAAATGTTTAATACCGTGCGTGCCGCACAAAATTAGATTTCAAGGGGGCAAAAATGTTACCCTTTGATAACGGCGTCAGCGGCGGGTTTAACGCCAGCCTAAATACTTGTGAGTTTTAAACATGTCTGTGTTTACACGGCTATTTCGCGGGTGGCGGTTCGTCTTACGCCGTCGCGAGGCGGCTAACGAGACAGACGGCGCGCCTAACAGCCTCCGTGCCGGCGAGGTAATGTATGGCGAAGAAGAAAATTCGCTGTATTTTGGACTGAGTGACGGCACCGTGGCGACACTTAGCGGCGGGGGTGACAGCGGCGCTATCGGCCCCACAGGTCCAAACGGGCCTACTGGCCCTGTTGGCGCTACAGGCCCCATTGGTCCCACTGGGCCAAACGGCCCCACAGGTCCAAACGGGCCTACTGGGCCTCAAGGCGCTACTGGGCCAGCGCCGGACACCTCCACATATGTTACAAGCGTCACGGCGGGCATCGACGGCGCCGATCAGATCACTAACGTAGTAAGTTTGACGCAAGCCGAGTACGATGCAATCTCGACTAAGAGTGCTACAACTCTTTACGTTATTACCGACTGAGCGAGGTTAGCGTGAAGATTGGCAACACGAATGTGACGTCGTTTCGGCTTGGCGAAGTGACGCCGAGCAAGGCGTATCTCGGCACGACTGAGGTCTGGACGGCCGTTGCGCCGACTGCGCCGAGCGCGGTGCGGAACGTGGCCGCCGTTACCTCCGAGACTCAGCAGTCGGCGGCACTCATTTCATGGGACGCGCCAGAGTCAGACGGCGGGGCGGCGATTATGGGCTACAACGTCTATTACTCAGAGGACGGGGCGTCAACGTGGACGTTGGGTGAGAATGACGTGCAGGGAAACCCGTTTACGCTGGTTGTTCCGTATCGCGGCGGCAATATGGTCTACATCCGGGTTACCGCGGTGAACGCGGTTGGCGAGGGGGCCGTCGACTTACAACAGCAGCCGTATGTCACTCTTTCCGATGGCCTGCCTAGCGCGCCGCGAAACTTTCAAGCCACGGCGGTTGCGGGGTGGAACATCAATCTTGGCTGGGATAACCCTCTAGCGCAAAGCCCCGGCGCTAGTGGCTTTGACATATCTTACATCGCGCCAGCGGGCAACGAGCAGGTGGTGCGCTCCTATACGCCAGCCAACTCGTACACAATCGGCTCGTTTGAGATGGACTATTCCGGCCAAGAACTTGCGATTCGCGTTCGCCACTTCAACTCGCTGGGCGACGGCGAGTGGTCTGACTATGCGTATGCCACGCCAGCCGACGTTCCCGGCGTGTCTGATAGTGCTTACGCATCTACGTCGACGCTGAATCCGGGCGCGGTTTCGGTCAGCCTGCTTATTCCAAACGGCAACGGGTCGCCCGTAAGCACCGTGCAAATCCAAGCCGCCCTAAATGATTCTTTCTCGTCCATTGTGGAGGAGTACGAAGGCCCGTTCAATATAGATGGCGCATACACATCGGTCGAAATCACCGGTCTTTCCGGCGGCGTGACGTACTTTTTCCGCGCTCGTTTTGCCAATACCATTGGCTACGGCGGCTG